CGTTAACACTGTGGCCGACAACATCGGCGTTGGCCAAGCCATCACCACCGTGGCCAACGACCTCAACGCCACGCCCAGCAACATCGCCAACTTCGTGGGCGGCAACCTTGACGCCACGATTAACGATCTCACTCTGAGCGGTTTGGCTGTTGGGGCGACATCGTCTGGCGCAAGTTTTGATGTCTCTGACAAGAACAATCACGTCATGGATTTGGCGACTGACGGCAGTACGCTTACGATTGCTAACGCGCATCTGTGTGCGCCCATGACGCCGTTCACAATTGCCATCAAAGAAGATGCCAGCACCTCGGCTCTGACGCTGTCTTCGTCTGGCTTTACGATGACGACAAAGTTTTTGGACGCTACCCAGCCTCAGCCCAGCGCCAGCGGTTCAGCGGGGCCAGTTATGATCTTGAGTGGCTTTGTGCTTGAAGCGGACAGCAGCGCAACGACCGCTACTCTTGTCTTCGGGTCTATCACGGTCAGCTAAATGCCAATCTTCAGCGCTCCCTTTCTGACTGTGGTGTCGGTCTTCGACCCCGTCCTGTCGTATTTACCTTTCAACTTTGGTGGCACGGCGACTGACGTAGACTTCTCCGTCCTTGGCGCGTCGGTAACGCTGACTGCACCTACTGGCTCCAATCGCACACAATCCAATGCCCTGCCCCACCTGTATCGGATCACGGTAGATCAGGCTGTCGATGTTGAGTTTGACGTCCGTGGGGCTGGGGGCGGCTCTGGGAGTTCGGGGAATGGCGGCGCTGGGGGACGAGTGGTTGGCGAGGTGAAGTTGCAGCCGGGGACGACCTACACTCTGCTGCTCGGGGCACTGGGCTTTAACGCGACGAACATCCAGTGGGGCTTTGGTGGCTACGGAGGTGGCGGTTCTGGCACCTCAGGAGGGTCTGGTGAACCCGGCACCGCTTTTGGCGATGGCGGCGACTTAGCCCAATCCTACGTAAACTCCAGCACCCCAGCGGATCAGGGTCTGGGCGGAGAACTTGGTGGTGGCGGCGGTGGGCTGAGTGGCTTGTTCAGTGGAACGAGCCTGTCCCAATCTTCTGCAATCATTATTGCTGGCGGTGGCGGCGGCGGGGGCAGCCGGTCCGTCGGAAGCGGCGGTGCGGGAGGAGGAGGAGCTAATTTATCCGGTACTGCTGGGTCTACTGTTGACAACGCAGGGGGCGGCGGTGGGGGGACCACGACCGCTCGGGGCGCTCAGGGGACCAGTTCTTTGGGAACATCAGCGCCATCTGCCAAGCAAGCTGGCGCTGGTTTTGGCGGCGGTGGCGCTGATGACTATGACGGGAGCAGCGAAAACGAAGGCGGCGGCGGCGGTGGCTCCGGTTATTTCGGTGGGGGCGGCGGCTCTGCTTATGCTGCCGGGAATGATGCCGCTGGCGGTGGTGGAGGTTCGGCCTACTACGACAGCAGTCTTGTTTCGAATGTCAGTGGGGCGCGCGGATACAGCAATTCACGCGGTCAAATTATCATTACCCGTGCCTAACCCGGACGACAGCCCAGCCCCCTGCCCTTAACATCCACCAAACCAATCTCGGAGCCAGTCAGTGGACGTCGAACTTAAAATCCAGAACCTTGAAATTACGTTCGCCGAACTGCGCAAAGACGTCGATGATCTGCGCAAGGCCACTGACGACGTAAAGAACTTGGCTGTCGAGCTTGCTGTAATGAAGTCCGACCTCGCCTACATCAAAGAGGCCCAGACCCGGCTCAACGCAAACGCCAACAAGGTCGTCTTGTTCATCGTGGGCGCTTTTGTGGCTCAGTTTGCAGCATTCGTCTTCGCTGGCGGCTTGATGACGGGGTAGCTCCTACCGTCGAAAAGGTGTAAATAATCTTAACACCTTAAAGGGAGGCACCTTTGACCACTTTCGAGAAACCAGACAGACACGTAGATCGCGTCTTTCTCCACTGCACAGCCAGCAGCTACGACCATCACGATGACATCGAAGTCGTGCGCAAGTGGCACGTTGAGGGCAACGGCTGGTCCGACGTGGGGTATCATTACATGATCCACAAGGACGGCAGCATCAGCGCGGGTCGAGACATCGAGCGCACCCCAGCCGCTCAGAAGGGCCACAACACGGGCACCATAGCCATTGCGATGCATGGCGGCCAAGACGCCAAGGACGACTTCTCGACCAAGCAGATCATCGCTCTGCGTGAGTTCTGCGAGAAGATCCGAGCCGCCTACGACGACATCACTTTCCACGGCCACTGTGAGGTCGTGATCCGCGACTGCCCCGTCTACGACTACAAGGCCTTCCTGTGCCTCGACAAAGATGGCCGCATGCCACCGCTGCACCTGAGTGAGCCACCGAAGCCAAAGCGCAAGTGGCTGAACAAGATGAAGGCATGGCTTGTCGATGACTGAGCGCGAGATCCGATCCAAGCTGAAGGCGCTTGAGGACTTAGCCAAACACCCCGGCTGGCATGACTTAGTGACGGTGATGAAGCGTGAGATGTATCACGCTGTCGTCAACCTTGGTCAGACGCCAGACATCACAAACGAAGAACTCCATTGGCGTCGTGGGCGGGTTGATGCCGCCGCGATGGTTATTGATCTCCCCCAACGCAGGATCGCGCAGCTAACCAACGAGTTGCCAATGGAAGCGCATGAACCTGCATCCCGCCAAGGCCGGAAGGAATAAACCATGGCAGACAGTTTGATTGACCGCGTGAACAAGGCTCAAGGTCTTGCTCCAGAAGCCCCTGCCCCAGAGGCAGCCAGCACTCCCACCGACAACCGTGAGGCGACCGAGAAGGCCGCTGCCCCTCAGACTGAGGGTGACAGGATCACTGAACCAGCAGCAGAACCCGTTTCCAACGAAGAGCTGTCGGCCATGTACAAGATCAAAGTCGGCGACCAAGAGCGCGATCTAACCGACAAGCAGATCGCTGGCACCTTTGAGCGTTACCGTGACCTCAACTTTAAACACTCACAGATGAAGCCGGTGATCGACACGGTGAGCCAACTCATGGAGCGCACTGGCATCGACGCTGACATGATGAACCAAGAGATCATCGCAGCACTGAAGGCCAAGCAGCACAACCCGACCATGGGTCAGCAGTCTAACGACACAAACACCACCCAGCAGGGCGAAAAGGGGCAAGCTCCTAACGAGCTACTGAGCGGTGATATGTTGGCTCAATACGAGGAGCAGAACGCCGTGCAGCTCCCACCGATGTACCGCGAGCTGGTAGATAGCAAGAACGCAACTGACAGCAAGCTGGCGAACATCGAGCAGATGATGCAGCGGGTATTGGCTCAAGCACAGGGCGTTGCTGATGCGGCGCGTCAGTCAGGGGCGCAGCAAGCTCAGACGCAAGGTCAGCTCATGCAGCAGCGGATTAGCAACAACATCGATCAGGCGGCTCAGCGTCACCTTGGCTCGACTGCCACCGATGCTGCTGATGACTTTATGGCTTTCATCTACGAGCGCGGTTACACCACCGACGATTTCGTGGACCCTGCGCTCGCTGACCGAGCCATGGGTGATTTCGCGAACATGCGTAACCAGCCAGAAATGGAACGGTTGCGTCAGGCAGCCCAGCGTCGTCAGGCCTATTCCTTTAACGGGACAATGGGCAACACGGCTGGCCAAGGGGCGGCGGAAGCGGCTGCGCCATCGGACCCACAGACGCCATTCGACCAAATGGCTGACGCTGCCATGACCAAGCGATTTGGCTAAAAGTCCAGATATTTGACACTGTAGGGGTGTACACGGTATAACACCCCTACAGCGCGGCGCTTCGGCCCCACATGCGCTTTTACTCGCGATGGCAATCCCGCGAGCTGACACCCTTCTTCCATAACCTCCACTTGAGGAACTTTTGCTATGTCTACCCCAATCCAAGGGTTGCGCGGCACTGGTCAGTTCGACACGACCTTCCGCCCTCGCAACTACCGTGAACTCTTTACTTTGCTTGAGCCGAATGGAAACAGCCCCCTCAATGCGCTGCTGTCCATGGGTCAGTCCGAAAGCACGAATGACCCGGCTTTCCGTAACTTCCGTGACGAGCTGCCAGAGCGTCGGATGACCGTAAATGGTGTTGTCGCCTCTACCGGCACCGGCAACGAGACCATCACTTTGGACGCCGACAACGAAAACAAGTTTGCTATTGCAGGCTCCATCGTCGTCAACGCTGCCACTGGTGAAGTCATGCACGTTACTGCTGACACCACCGGCACTTCGCTGGCTGTCACCCGTAACGTCGGCGGCACGGCGCACGCTATTGCTGACAACGCTGAGCTGTTCATCGCAGGCTTTGCGGCGCAGGAAGGTGCAGACACTCCGACCGCTGTTAGCTTCGATGCGATCATGATCGAGAACTTCTGTCAGATCTTCCGTACCAGCTTCTCTGTGACCGGCACGATGAACTCGACCTACTTGCGCACTGGCGACAAGCAGGACGAGGCTCGCGTGAAGGCTCTGAAGATGCACATGAGTGACATCGAGCGTGCCATGTTCTTCGGCAAGAAGGACGAAGACAACGCTTCTTCTGCTCAGCCACGCCGCTTCACTGGCGGTCTGATGACCTCTCTGACCAACAAGTTCGATGTTGCGACGGCCTCTTCTTCTGCGATCAACGCAGCAGACGGCATCCTGACTGAAGAAGAGTTCGATCTGGCTCTGACCGAAACTATTTTCAAATTCGGCAGCAATTCCAAGATCGCATTCGTTGGCGCGAAGGTTGCAAACCACCTCCAGCAGTTCGGCAAGGACCGCTGGCAGCCAACCCAAGTCGAGGGTGCATACGGCGTAAACTTGACCCGTTATTCTACTTTTGCGGGAGATCTGATGGTTCATTTGCACCCGCAATTCCGGCAGATTCCGGGCATGGACACGGCCATGGTCATCGTTGACTTCCCCTACCTGTCCTACCGCTACCTCGAAGGTCGTGACACTCAGCTTCTTGAGAACCGCCAGAACCCCGGTGCCGACACCGAGGTCTCGGAATATCTCACCGAGTGTGGCCTTGAGCTGATGCAAGACAAGGTACATGCGGTCATCGAAGGTTGGTCCGCACGCGCTGCGTAAGGCGGACGCCAACCTAACGTAACTCGTTCATAAAGGGGGTCAGCACGCTGTCCCCCTTCTTTTTATGGAGAAAACAATGGCGACGAAGACCCCAAAGGCTGCGGCCAAAGAGACGACAATCGAAAAAGTCGAAGCCCCGAAGCCAGCCGTGAAAAAAGCGCCAGCCGGTCCTGTTATCTACCGGACAGTAGCCGATCAAACTGGTCGCCTTCTGGTCGCTGGCTTCCGCCCCCGTATGCCTCAGATCCCCGGCCCTTGTTACTACAAGGTTCCAGCAGAGGACATTTCGGCGTTCGAGCGGACTAAAGAATTTAAGGGCGGGATCGTAGTCCGTGACGAATGATGTCCTGACGCCCCACATTTCTGGCCAAGCCAACAGCCGGTTGGAAGACCTCTCACGCATGGTCTTCCGCCGGTATGGCGACTTCAGCGCCAGCACTGTTGAGGCTGAGGCTCTCTCGATGATGATCGAGTTGGCCAACATGGTCGTCGATGACGTGCGGATGCACCCCTACTCCAGCACCACGCTGCAAGCTGTGCCCTACTACCACGCCATGCAGGACCGTAGTGCAATCCCAGACAACATCATGGTTGCTGGCCTCTTGTTCTACTACGCCGAACAGCAAGGCTCTGAGCGTGTGGCCAGCTATGGCCCTAAGTTCGCTCGAACAATGAACCAAGAGCTATGGCGGCAGACGGCGGGCAACACGAAGATCCAGATGCGGCCATGGGATGGCGGGACCAACAAGACCCGAAACGCAGCCACCACCGACCCGAACACTGGCCTTGATAAACCGACATGACCACGACCCGTGCAAACAGCTCAGACAAAACGCGGTTCGTGGCCTACGAACAATTCACGGGCCTCGACACCAGTCGCGATGTTGTCAACATGGACACCGGCACGGGCCAAGCACTGGTGGACCTGACCAATGGCTTCTGCGACCAGCGTGGCCAGATCGTTCGCGATGCCGGTGTCACGCGCCGCACAGCTAACAGCCGTGTTAAGCATATCGCCTTCTTCTCGAAGGACCAGATTGCCTACACCGAAGTACACGGCGACGGCACGCACTTCATCTCAGAAACTGGGATTGAGAGTGAAACGGTCTACCCCTCGAACGCCATCACGACGACGACCGTCTTTAACCGTGAGCTGGTCTTCGCAGTCCGTGGCCTCCCGCCGTTGATCTACACCGGCAACCGCTGGCGCACCAGCACCAGCACGCACCTCAACGCCGAGCTGCCCGCCTACTGCACCACAGTTCGAGACCGCGCCTGCTTCGCTGGCCTAAAGTCCAGCAGCACCAAAGTTCTCATCAGCGAAGACGGCAACCTCGACAAGCACGCCGATGATACGGACCCCAACAGCGAAAGCGCCCTGCGCGCGGGCACGCTGGACATCCGAAACCTGCTCGGCACGGCAGACGAGATCACCGGCCTGTCCAGCTTCGAGCAAGACAAACTCGTCATCTTCGCTAGTGACCGCGTATTCGTGTTTCAGATGGACCCGGACATCACGCGCATCGAGCTGGACACGGAAACTAACGTCGGCATTGGCTGCGCTAGTCACAACACGATCCAGCAGGCAGGCACGGACCTACTCTACTGCTCACGCTCCGGCGTCTATGCACTCCGCCGCGTCAGTGAGAACGGCCTGCAAGTCGGCGTGGTCAAGCTCAGCGAGCGCATCGATCTCGAGTACCGCCGCTTGTTTGCGCAAGTCGAAGACCCGGAGACAATTACCGCTGTCTACGACCGCGACGAACAGCAGTACCATGTCTATTTCCCGCTGGGCAGCAGTGGCGACACCACGCGCCTAACCATGACGTTTGTGGCTGGTGAAGGCGGCGTGCAGACCCGTTGGTCTACGAGTGACTTTTTGAACGCGACGTGCGGTGCGTTTCTTTTCGGTAACTTCGTTGTCGGCACACCTTACGGCATTTACGAAGTCGGCAAGGTCGAAGACGAGGACACCACCACCCCTACCCTTACGGCCAAAACCCCCGTGCTTTGGACTGGGCCATTTGATGGCCGCAAGCAAAGCAAGTCATTGCTGGTCCAAGCGTTTGGTGATGGAGAGTTGCGGATTGAAGCTCAAGACGAAAACGGGCGAGATCTGGGGGCTATGGCCATCCAGCTCACAGATGCGGACGACAGTGGTCGCCGCTCTGTGCCACTCTCCGCGCAATATCTGAGACCCTTCGAGCATCGCTATCGTGGCCTTCAGTTGACCTTCACCTACTCCGGTAAGGGGCTGTTCCGCATCATCGGTCTCGCAGTCGAACTAAGGAACTAGAGACCATGGCAGGCATCCGCCAGACCGCTGCATTCGAGTACGCAAGCTCAGACAAAGTGCAAACTGAGTTTGAGAATGTCATCCGCTATCTTCAGCAAGCCGAAGTCGGCGGCAAGACGCTTGGAGAGGTGATCGACAACCTCACTGACGACAACGGCAACTTGAACAGTAATGTCGAGTTCCAGCTCGACAGCTCCGCTGGCCTTCAGTTCCGCGTTGGCGAGACAGGTGACTTCACCACCATCGCTGCGCTCTCCGAGCTGCGCGGTGAAGCCGGTCAGAACGTAGGCGACATTGGTGCGCCAATCTTCAACGGTCGCCAAGACTACATCATTGGCACGACGCTCCGGGCCAGCGATGGCGTGGCCTACCCCAGCGGCACGACCGTCTTGGAGTACAGCCACACCAGCGACGACACAATTGTGGTGTTTCGGAACGGCTTGCTGCAAGTCGAAGGTGGCAGCAACGACTATGTTACCAGCGCCACTAATGACACCGTGACCTTCTCGGACGACCTGACGACCACCGACAACAGCGGCGGCGCTGAAGTCGTCACGATCTACAAAATCCGCGCGACAGCCATCACCAGCTTCCAGCGCGTCGATGCAGAAGTCACGACAACTCAGTCCATCTTCCCATTCGTGATGGACGACCAGACCGAAATCCAAGTCTATCAAAACGGCCTGCTTCTCCGTGAAGGTGGCTCGAACGACTACGTCCGAGACAACAGCGCTGACACCGTCACGCTGAACACCGCCGCCACCAACGGCGATCTTGTTTCGATCATCACCGTAGAGAACACAGCCAACCAAGTGGTGGCTGGCCTCATGCTGGAGCAGGTGTTCACCAACACCCAAAGCGGCAAGATCCTGTTCTCCAAGCTGGAGATCGCTGACAACGCCATCGCGCAAGCCAAGGTCAATGGCCTAACCACCAGCCTCGCGGGTAAGGCTGGCCTCTCGGACGTCACCGCAGGCGGCACCGCGTTGAGCGCTGGCCCCACTAACACGTTCTATCTGGAAGACGTCTCAGGTTCGCCGCGCTTGCGCTTCAAGGTTTCTGAGAGCCAGAACGTCGATATTAACCCCGCAGTGGACATCCCCTCGCCTAGCTCGGCGAACAGCGGCAAGTTTATCCGCGTGTCGGCAGCAGGCGCTTACGAGCTATCCGCCCTGACCGACGTCCTCTCTGGCTACATCACGACAGCCCAAAAAGACGCTGCCAACGGCGTGCCCTCGCTGGACAGCAACCTGCTGATCAACATTGACCGCATCCCGAGCTTCAGCGTTCTTCAGCAGTACCCGCTGCTTATCATGGACAAAGAGATCGGGACCGCTGCCAGCCCCGTGACCGACGCAACCGATTACCGCATCAAACGGATTAGCGGCGCTCGGGTGCGCATCAATAAAGTTTACGCTGTCGTGGCTGATGGCTCAGGCACCCTGTCCCTAGACATCAAGGTGGGTGGCGTCTCACAAAGCCAGAGCTTTGCGGTCACGACGTCCTCTAACGCAGCGTTCACGCCCAGCAATCCAATCATCATCGACGCACGCACTGGACCTCTGAACCTAGAGGTGGCCGTCTCTAGCCTGAGTGGCACCGTGAACACCCTCGATGTTGTTATCGAAGCCGACTACGTGGATGCAAGCTAATGAGTTTTTACGAGAGCCTTCTTCCAAAGGGGTTCCAGTCAAAGTCTAACTTTGCCTACAACCCTACCAGCGGCAGCACGATGTTCCGTGACAAGTCTGGTCAGATGATGCTGGACGCGCCCTACCTGTCCTCACCACAGGCCTTTGGTGGCACCAAGTTTGGCGGTCAGGTAACTGGAGGAAAGGCTCCGGCTCCATCTCAATCTTCCGGCATAAGCGTCACTTCAAGCGCTGGCTCTAGTAACAGCTCCTCTAACACCAGCCCGACACAACCGGACTACTACACGAGCCAGATGGACTTGGAGCGCCAACGGCTGGATGAGCAGCGTCGTCAGCGTGAGGAAGACAATCGCCGCTACAGTGAGCAGCGTGACCAAGACTACCAGCGTGGCCTACAGACCCAGTTGGACACACTTGGCTCTCGCCTCGGTGGCTACGGGATCAATGACGTCTCGGCAATTAACGCAGCACTTGGCCAGCTCGACATGCTGGGCAACCAAGCAGGTCGCTACAGCAGCGACACCTCTGGTGGCCTGAGCCTGAGTGGTGCAGATCAATACCGCTCGCAGCTCCAAGGCCTGCTGAAGCAGCGCGCCGCTGAGCAAAACCGCTTTGACGAGTTTGGCCGGGGCGTCAATACGAGCCTCGCTGGCTACGGCGACTACACTGTCAACGAAGACCTCGATGCCGCAGAGCGCGCCCTGCGCGAGCTGATGCTGCAAGCTCAGAATTACCGCACCGACCTCGATGTAGACCTGCGCAGCCCACAGTCACAAATCCAGTTCGCCCTCGACGACATCAATCGTCTCGGAATGGATCAAGACCGCCAACAAGGCATCGTCGATACTGCCCGCCGCGAAGCCGAGCAGAACCTTACCAACTTTGGCCGCTCGTACACCGACGTCGATTACCGCAACATGCAGGCGCTCGACAACCTGACCAGCCAGCTCGACAGCATTACCGATCCTAACCTCAACGTCGATCTGAACTACGACTTCAGCGACTTGGCCAGCCAGACCGATCCGTACCGCGAAGTCGTACAGAACCTGCGCGACCGCCGGATGCGTGACCTCAATGCGCTGGGCGAAGACATCGGTGGTATTGGGACGTCACTGGAAGGCTTTTACGGCACCGACCCGGTTGCTGTCCCCGGCGCGGACGTACAGAGAGCGCCGTTCAACCCAATGGTGATTACGCAAAACGAAGACGGGACGATCAGTGACAGCCGCCAGCTCCGCGACATTCAGAGCGCCAGCGAGGTCTACGACATCCGCGACCGTCTTGCTGACGCTCTGAACAACCTTGATCCCTACGGTACGGGCGACCGAGCCAACGAGCTACGTCAGCAGCTCTTTAACCAAGACGAGACCTACGCTCAGCTTGCTGACCAACTCCGTGGCCGTCAGGGTCAGATCGAGACCAATGCACAGGCCCAGCTCGATGAGCTGGCCAACGCCCGCCTGTCGCGCCCGGACGACATCCGTGACTTCGAGCAGGCTCTTAAAGACCTGACAGGTCAGCGCGACCTGTTTGATGCGAGCGTAGCGGCGGATGAGCTGCAACGCCTGACTGACCAGATCTCCTCTCGCCGCTCTGACCTCGAGCGAGACGAGGCTGCACGGATTGCTCGCCAAGAGCTGGAGCGGCGCAGAGCCATGCAGCGTCAAGGCGGTGGTACTTTCAACAATCAGTTCATGTCACCCGAAGACTACAGTGCTTATCTCCGAGCGCTCGAACTTGGACGGGACGACGATTATTACGCCAACATGGGCACCGGGTTCAGCCGAGCGCTGGGTCTGGGCTAGGAGTAACGAATGAGCATCGGGAACGTCATCTCAGGTATTCAAGCAGGCCTCGGCTTGTTTGGCGCACTGACCCAAGGCCGACAAGCGCAACAGGCTTTCGATCAGCAGAACGATGCCATCGGGATGCAGAGAAGTGCTCTGGCCTTCCAACGTGATGCCTTCAATTCTGAGCAGCAGTACACTCGCCAGCAGGACGCGCTAAACCGTCAGCTTGCCGCCCAAGAGCGCAAGCAAGCTTTCGACATGTACATGATGAACAACACGCAGCTTCAGCAAGAGCGTGATTACTTCATCCAGCGTCAAGAGTTCTTAGACAAGCAGGCCGCACAAGAGCGGGTCGAACAGCTTGGCTTCATGTTGCAGAACCAGCAGATCGCCGCAGAGGAGCGTGACTTTGCCTTGGCCGAGTTAGCTCGAGCGCAACAGATTGCAGCAGGCGAACGTGACGAAGAGCTGCGCCGATACTACGACAACCAATTCCGCGCAGAAGCTGAGCGCCAGTACAGCGTTGACCAGTTTGAGCGCGCACAAGGCATCGCCCGTTCGGAGCGCGAGCAAGAGGGCGTCTTCCGTACTGCACTAGACGGGCAGATTGTCCGGTTCCAAGACGAGCTGCGCAACGTGCAGTCAGGCCTTGGCGACATTCGTCGTCTTGATCCGTTGACCCAAGAGCAGATCGACGCGCAGGTCGGTCGCTACCGAGACACGGCCCGAGACAGCTACGACGAAGTCATCGAGCAGATGGCCAGCCTCAACGAGGCTGACCTCCGCCGTCGTGGCATCGCAGCCACCGATCCGGGCGACACCCGCAGTCGCATGGCTCAGCGTCTCGCAGACGACTTGGCTGCCTCGCAGATGCAGGCCGAGCAACAAGCACTGGCGTACATCTCCGGTGAGCGTGGCCTGTTGTTTGACGACATCCAGCGCGACATTGCCACCCGGAATGCAATCATGGGCGAGACAGCGAATGTCGGCCTCGCTGGCTTCGACCAGCGGCGCGGCCTGATGAACACCTTGCCCACCGAGAATGTTGGCGCTCCGATTGGGATCAACTCCACGATCTTGAATGCACAGTTCCGCAGCGCAAACGATTACAACACTCCGGTCGGTCTGAACTCAGCGCAATTCTCTGGTGGCCTTCCAAGTGCGATTGGACAGCAGCTCAACGCACCGTCTGCCGTACAAAGCTTCAATCTGCCTACTGCACGCACTCAGCCGTTTGGCGCACCTGCCGGTATGCTGGGTGGCTTAATTTCCGGCTATGGCAACATTGCAGATGCTTACGGCAGCAACGCCAACGCAGCGGTAGAAAGACAGGGTGATGGCTTCACTGGTTTGGGCGATGCTCTCTCTGATCTGGCCTCATCTTTTGAAGGCAACCGAAGTTCTTACAGTTCACCTTCCTACCGGCAGATACAGCAGATTGACGCCCGTAATCCGGGTTCCAAAGTTCGAGGCGGTTATTGATGTTTTACAATGTTGGCAAAGCATCCCTTGCGATGGGGCAACGGCGGAAAGAAATCCGCAGTGAGCGTGCCGCCATCCGAGAAGAGTTTGAGCGCTGGAAGGCGTCAAACCCCTACGCCACAGCCATGGACTTTCATGCGAAGGTCAAGCAGCTAGGTTCCACGACACCCGGTGGCTCCGTAGCTCTGCCTGATGGCATGTCCATCCAACGTATGGCTGCCGATAACCTGCGCAAGAAGCAGGAAGATGAACTTCGCGAACAGCGCAGGCGTCAAGCTGAAGACCTCGACATACAGGTCAAGCGCACGACATTTGTCCGCCAGATGATCAAGGATACCAATGGCCAAAAAGACCCCGAGGATCTTTTGTCGGCTGCTGGCATGGAGGTGAACACCGATAACCTCAAGTGGGCGCGTGGCCTACAGGCGTCGATTGTCGAAGAGAACGAGCGTATCAGTTCGCAACGTGCGGCGGACAACGCATACCGCTGGACAAGTCAGTTCAATCAATGGCGCAGCGACCCAGCCAACCGCTACCTCTCAGACGACCGCTTCCCCGGCTACAACTACCTGAGCGAAACAGGCATGGCTCCTCAGACCATGACGGCGCAGTCAACACCTTCCGCCTCTTCTGGCCGGTCACCTGCTGTGGTGTCAGACGCTGGCCCAGTCATGCCGTCTCCGGCTCCGGCTTCAGCTCCGGCTTCAGCCCCAACCTCCGCAGCAAGTTCCGCCACGTCGCAAGTCCCCGTGGATCTTCGTTTGCAGTTGTCGCTTAACGCCGACATGCAGGGCATCTATCAAAAGAGACCGGATAATTTCTTGGGTCCAAATGGACTTGAGACGCTCCAACAAACTGCGATCTCTGTCGCAAGAGCTGGTGGGTCACAGGCTTCAGATGCGGCAATCATTGCTGCGTTGAAGGACACTGAGTTCTACCGCAGCTATGAAACAGAACTCGACACCGAAACCTTCAAAGCCGGACTTTTGGTTGGGCGTCCAGCAAATCAAATGGCGATTAGCGTTGGCGAAGGTAAAGACGCACAGTCCATTAAGCTGGAGGACATCCTGACTGATGAGGTGAACAACACTGGCATCTTCAACAACCGTGTTGTTCCAGCTTATGCGGTGGACGAGTTTGCGGCGATCATGCGTCCCTACTTTGTGATGGGCGATGGCGGCATCACGATGACGCCTAACATCACTGAGCAACAGTTGGCAGAACTCGAAGCTCAGCTCAATTCCGCTGGCATATACGACACCAGTCAAGTCGCAAGGCAAAGAGATCAGATCCTGCGGCAGGAAAAAACCTTCACGAGCGTCAATGACTTGCTTGCTGATCAAGGTGCAGAGATTGCCCAGATGCAGGAAGCCTTGGTTGCCGAGGTCAAAGCCGCTGGAAATACGCTGTACGCCCGCAAGCAAGCCGCTGAGCAACGGGCTGGGCAACTGATGCGGTTCAAAGCCATGACGGCAGCAAACGATCCTGTCGCCATCTATGCGGCAGGTGGAGCCTATGCGCTCGACTTGTTGCCTGCGTCTGAACATCAAGCCTACAACCCAGCGGCAGCGGCTGCCCTATATGACGACGCAATCAACGCCATTCTCGAAGCTGCCAATGACCCATCATTAGAAGTCGATCCGACTGAACAGGCTGAGATTGACCGTCAGGCCACTGAGACTGATCGAGTAATCGACCTCTCCGATGAAATAGTCACTGATGCAACGGTGTCTGCGGCTGTTGAAGCTTTAGGCGGGTATGGCATTGGGGTGGAGTTTAGCACCGATAGTTCTGGACAGTCTCGGCGTTCATCGATTGGTCGGACCCCCCTGAGCAGGGAGCTACTCCAAGGGTCACCTGACCGACAGCAAGCCGTTGTCCGCGCCATGGCGTCCGCATTCGATGCTTTTGAAGCTCAGCGTGGCACGGGTCTTCAGAACACGCCAATCAAAAACAAGAAGGGACTGCTGCCAATTTTCATGGCCATGGTTGCCCGTGAGGTCACTGCCCAGCAGCAAGCGTGGTCGCAATTTCCCGGTTACAACCGAGCTATTGCAGATGCTGAAAGTCAATTCGCCACTGCACTTAACATGAGCAGCGTTTTCACCAGCAGTGAGGTCACAGAGCTGCAAGGTGACTTCAAGAAGTACATCAGTCAGGCCACCCGTCAGCATCGTTTCATCGCTGAAGATGCGTTTGGCGCTACACCTCGCATTAAAAACGTCACTCAGATGGACATATTTGGAGCAGACGACAGCGGCCTCCCAGAAGGCGCTCGTCTCGTTCCCGGCAACTAGGACGACAACTAAAAACACGACAGCGATACTCGGCGGAACAAATGGAGTTTTCTAATGTTCCGCAAATCCTCGTTGCTGGGTTCTTCGGCCCTTTCTTCTGCCCCACAAACCACTTACGCCGACATTCGCGGCGAGGACATCATGAGCGACCCGCGTGTCATCGCGGACGTTCGTGCTGAATTTGAAGACCGGGGCATCTACATATCTGACGACGAAGAGCTTATGCGTAAGTTCTACGACGACCAGACCTTCTCCAAACTGAACGCCACTGTCGGCCCCTTCAACGCTTATCAACGAGCCGAGGCCGCTACGCCTGAGAGCCGCGCGCGTCAGGCCCGTCTCCGTGACGCTCACAACAAGCTGCCTGCCTTTTTCCAGACAGGCGGCGTAGGCGCTGGCACTGCTCTGCCCTCTTACGGTAAAGCGCTCATCCTCGACCCGATTAACTTTGTGGGTGGCTTTGTCGGCGCTGGTGGTAAGGGTGTTGTTAAAGCAGTTCAAGCCGCACGTCTTGCAGGGTCCAGTACCACGATGGCAGGCGCTCGTGCCGGTGCTGTACGCGGTGCTGTGGCGGAAGGCGTGTTGGGCGCTGGCTTCGGGGGCGTTTACTCAGTTGGCCAACAGAACGTAGACATCAAGCTCGGCCTGCAAGATCAATTTAGCTTTGGCCGATTGGCTGCTGACGTTGCCGGGGAGGCAGCGTTTGGTGCGGGTATCGGTGCTGGCATCGGTGGTACGGCTGGCGCTATCTCGGGTGCAATCCGAGGCACTGGCCCCGGCCCTGCTCAGCCAGCTCCATCTGCACCCGAGCAGCCCACCGTTTCAGCTCCAGAAATCACACCACAAGAGGAAGTCGCAGAGCTGCGCCGTGACGCAGCAGAGGCGGCAGCCCGTGGCGATTTTGATGCTGAAGATGATCTGCTGGAAGAAGCAAACAGCCTCGAGGCGTCTGCGGCGACATTCGATCTTGATGGCTTCGACGTGCCGGAAGACGCTCCAGCGGCTACCAGTACCGCTACTCCAGAGCAAGCAGAGGCGGCTCCAGCCAGCGAACCCGCTACCCCCGCGCAGACCGAAGGCGCGGCAACTGACGCTCCAGAAGAAGCTGCTCCCGCGAAGGCCAAGGACACTAAGCCAAAGGGCAACCCTTCGAGCAAGGCGAAGAAAATGGCCGACGAGGCAGGCCTCGACCTGTCTGTGGATAAGAGAAAGAACGTCTATAAAGACCCGGAGATCGAGGCTTACGTCATTCGCCGTGAGCAACTATCAAACACGCCAGCATCGGCTGGTCTGTCGAAAGTCGATCTCGATGCAATCCTCGCAGAGCGCGCACTGACCGCAGAAGCATCGACACCCAGCGCGGCTGAAGTTGCTGTTTCGACTGTCCTCAACAAAGAGAAAGTTGAAGACGCAACAGGCGAAGCCGTCAGCGAAGCTGCAATCGAAGCAAACATCGCCAAAGAAGCAGAAGCTGCTGGCCTGCCTGTCGAAGACGTCCGAGCTGCAAACAAGGCTCTGGAAGAGGCTCTGGTTGCCGATAGCACTGCACTGGTGAACCGTGTGAGCCAGCTCCTTCCCGCAGAGATCGCTCGATTGAAGCAGCGTGTTGCCGCTTTGCAGCGAGGGGGTACGGGAGCTGCTGATGCAGCCACGCAGGCTCTGGATGAGATATTCGCAGGACGCAAGATCTCTGGTCAGACGCCAGAACGTGTTGCTGACCGGACGGCGAAGTCTGCTGAAAAGATGGCCACCAGCGAGAATGCTGGTCGTTCACTGACGGACAACATTGATCCGCTGACAGGTCGGACGACCCGAAAGCCGGGACGTTACCAGTGGATGTTTGCCAAGGGCTTCCGTCCTCCAACGAGTGCAAGCGTGGCACGAAACTACGCCGAAGAGCTGGCAAAGAAGAGCCTCGACAGTGATGGAAAGGTTATTGTCGGGGATGACGCTTACGGACGTTCGATGGCTACCGATGTCCGTAACTACGACGATCTGGCTCCATCTGAACAGGATGCGTTCAACGAGAAGCTCGAGCAGCTCATCAACCGTGGCAAGGAAGAAGCTGAGGCACGCACGCAGGCCATGGCTTTTGTGAACCGCCTGCGCAAACAAGAGATTGCAGAATTGACCGCCGCTGACGGCGGCGTAGGCATCACGGCCCAAAATGGTGTCGTTGTGTATATGAACCGATCGCGGGTGCAAGCTCTGACGGGCAGCGGTCGCATTGAGGAAATTGATCGCGGCAACTTCATTATCTACGACGCAACTTTGGACCGCTCATTTGCGGGCGCTGACTTTGATGATGCCAAAGAGGTGCTGGCTAAGTTCCACCAAAACAATGAACTCGACCGTGTCACTCGCGATGCAGAGCAAGCCCAACGCGAGATCGCCATCAATGAGTTCATCGACGCAAATGGCACGACGCACATTGACTTAGGGGCAACGGCAGATCGTGTCGGTGCCGCGTCTTATCCAGACCTGCCGGTCGAGAAAGCGGATCTCGTCCTGACCGTGGCCTATGTTGGCCCCGGCAAGATTGATCGCCCAGTGCGCCAGATAGGTCGAGGCCAAATCGAGCGTGGTGATGGCTTCCGTGAGCTTATTGGCGCTCCTCGCGATGGGCAGGTTATGGAACCTCGCTTCGACCCGTCCAACTGGAAGGCCTACTTCCTGCCAGCAGAGAAGCCGACCAAAGGTAAGTACGCCCGTCTGGCTGCTGCCGTTAAAGAGGCAACGCCGATTGACACTAACCGGATGAACCTACCCGGTACAGTGTACAGCTTGGACGCTGCCTTTGCTGGCCCACCACAGCTTAAAGATATTGCAGACGTCGAACTGCCAAAGCCGGAAACGGCTGAAGAACAGGCGATGTTCAAGCTCTTCATCGATGAGGGCACGCCGCTCAACACTTATGCTGACTTGCTGAAGCGCGAAAGTACGATGCTGCGTGCAGACCTTGGCACAGGCAATGCCCGTCAACTGGCCGCACGCGCCATCATGATGTACAGCTACATGAGCCGGGTCTTGCCGCAGGGCATTATCATGCCGCAGGGCACCCGCTTCGCCGCTTACAATGCGCTCGACGCCATCTTCAAGGGGCACAACACCAAAACCTTGGACGTGGTAAAGCGCATCCTTAGTGGCATCCAGTCCGATGGTGCGCCAACCTTCGCACGTCTCGGCGAAGTTGATGCGAAAGACCGAAGCACCGTGGCTGGGCGTTACCGTGCTGCGGCTGCAACCACTGATGAAATCGGTGTTGAGCAGCAAGAGTTCCTGTCTGGTGGCACCATTGAGTTAAACCCGGACGGCCAGTTCCACCCAGCGCACGTTATGTTGCACGAGATGGCTCACTGGAGCGTGGACTATGTCCTGACGCCAAAGGTCAAGGGCGCGTTCTTTGCTGAACTGGCAAACTACATCGACGATCTGGGCAACCTGCGGCTAGACAAAATTGGATTGTCTGGTGCGCCACAAGGCTTGGACGTCGGTAAGAACTTCCACGAAGTCTTTGCCAACATGTTCACCAAGTGGGGCAGCGATAAAGTCTTCCGTCGCGCCCTGAGCGAAAGTCGGAACACCTTCTTTGAGAAGCTCAAGGACGTATTCCGCAAGCTGTTTGATTTCTTCATGAGCGGCGGGGTGCCGGAACAATTCGACCCCATGTTCTCGAACATTCTCAGCGACACTCAGCGGTTAGAGTACCGCCTCAATGACTTTGACCGGCCTCCAAAGACGAACGATGGCGTCCACATTCGGAAGCGCTACGGCGAGTTGACCCAGCTTAGGAATGAGTGGCTTGAAGCGCGGGACTTCGGCAAGTCCTACGAGCCGGTCATGCGCAAGTTCATGAGGTTTGTCTTTGGGCAAACCAACACCTCAGCGCAGAACAAGTACCTAGCCGACAGAGCTGGCGGTGAGGTCTACGGTAACAACACAGGCACGTTCTTGCCGCTCAAGCCTATCCGGTTCAGCCTCATCCGAGACATGAACGAGCTGAACGACATGACCAAGACCTACGCGACGGACGAACGGTTCGCGAGCGGTCTGGCTGCCGAGCAAGAAGATTTGCTGTTTACCTTCAATGACTACGCGCCGGATGTATACGAGCGGATCACACGGGAGATCGATGACGACGGCCTAATTGGCAAGTTGCTCACGCGGATGGAGAACCGATACGCGCACGAGTACCAGCTCAAGGAGAGCGGTCAGTCTCAGCAGAGTCGCGTCCGCAACCGCAAGCGGTCAGAGCGCAACAAGCGTGATGCTGCTGCTAACCAGCTCACAACTGGTCAGGTCACTGACAGCGTAAAGCAGGTCAAGAAAGACCGGGCCGCACAAGCGGTCGGCAGTGCTTTTTATAAGGGCAATCTGGAGAAAGGTAACGAGAAGTTCGACGCTGCGTTGGATGCCAACGACATTCCGACCGATGCGTCGATGGACGAGCTGGTCAACATGTTCAGCTTTGGCGCAGGGGACACGATGGGCAAGCGCGAAAAGCTGATTGCCCAAAAGATGAAGCGGATGGCTGACGCCGAACCGCCTGCCTCTAAGCAACGCGGCAAATACGACGATGGCTCCACCCCACGGCAACTATTCCGCAAGATGGTTCTGGCCGCTGACCGTAACGACCTCACTGACTTCTACGAGATCTTGGGTGCTTACCAGCGTGCTGGTGGCAAGGAAAACCTAGCGCCGCAAGACAGCGTCGTAGACAACCTGCGCATCCGCGAGGCTCGTCAGAATGGCCTTTCGCTGGATGGTATATCGTTCTCCGCTCGACCTCAGCTTCGCAGCTTGCAACGCAAGATGCAGGTGCGCCGTGATCCAGAGATGACAGCAACGATGCGTCAGCTCTTCTTCCGTGTGATGAACATGGTAGGCGCGACGAACGAACAAGCCAATGGCCCCATCAGAAACGAGGTGTTGGCAAACATTCTGGGTGAAGAGGCCTCCCAGCTCGGCAAGGCAGCAATGACGGATGCCAGCGCAAGCTTTAAGGGCATGCGTTCTGAGTTGCGCAAGATTGCTCAGGGCCTAACCCGAGGCACGGATGATGATCCAGTCCGAGACGTTGTCCGTATGGCCATTCGGGCCAGCAACGACATGCCATTTAAGTCGATCAACGGCAGGCCTGCTGATGACTTCATGACGGATGCTGTTGTCGAGCTACTGGCTGGTCGCTCCAACTTTGAAAACGTCTTCCCGCAGAGCCCCGACCGGGCCGCATTCCTTCGGTCTGCTCGCAGCTACATGGATCGGAGCGCGTACTTGGTGAACGGGCTGATTGCTAATGGCGATCTGAAGAAGTCTTACCCCGGCCTGATGAAGTACGGCGATATGTTTGCCAGCAAGAAGCGCCCAATCGCTTCGTCCTATGGCGTTGGGGCTGCGGTCCCACCCCCAGTTGCGGCAGACGCATTCAGCGAAGCTTTGGAGCAAGGCACAGAAGCGCTGCGCCTTGGCATTCAGCGCTTCACGAAGGGTGCGTTCAACATCATGCCCAACGGCTTGCCAGCAGCTCTGTATGTCCCTGTCCGTAAGGGCACGCCAGTGGACAACAACGGGCGCGTGCAAACGGAGGGCATGTTTGGACTGGCTACTTACGTCAGCTCAGAACCGGATGGCGCTCTGAGCGTCAAGACGGCGGACACCATGCCCAGAACCAAGGAAGGTGAGGAACGGGCAGCCGACCTTATCGACCGCTTGGAGCTGCTTGATGAGAAGTTGCTTCAGCTTCGTGGTCAGCAAGCGAGCGCTGAGACCAGTGCCGATGCGATTGACCTTCGCAACGAGATGGTCAGCCTGTTTGAACAGCGCGAAGGTATGATACAGGCTCTGGTCAAAACGGGTAAAAGCTTCGACGACGTGGCCCCTGTCGTGACCAGTGCAAGTCGCGTGGCCAACTTCCAGCAGAATGCAGTGTATCGTGCCGACGATGAACTGGTGCGTCTGATGCAAAGCGCCGTTGGCCAGAAGGACGAGCGAGCACTCATACAGTTCGGCCAGTCCATCAATGAAAGCATCGATGGCGATGACTTGTACAATCTTGCGGTCGATGTCCTTGAGCGCTCCGGTATGAGCGAGAGCGCAGCCCGAGCCAGCATCAACAATGACCTCATGGCTGCGGGTTACGAAGGCATCATCGGCACGACTGAGCGTAAGGGCGCAGCCCTGCCCGTGATTGCCATCTTTGACAGCGATCAGGTTCGCAGTCTCAAGTCCCCTGACCTGCTCGCTGCGCCGGATGAAGACGGCGTCGTCAAAGCAGGTTTGGGCGCAGAGTTCTGGGAGTTAGTGGCTTCCGACCTCAAGCTTCCTCCAAGCAGCGCAGGTGCAGTCGAAGACTACCTGCGCCTAAACGAGGTCGCACCGGCTGTGGCCGAAGCTGTGTCCAACATCGTAACTAACTCTCGAGAGAGCACGCGCTCTGGCATGGATCGCATGTTCCGGTCGTTGTTCGATGGCGCTGAGCAGCGGTTGAACAAAGCCGGGATGAAAAAGCTGGCCGACAAGTTTGCCAACTTTACCGCTGAGCACACCCGGATGACCGGAAATATCATCATGCCTCTGCTCGAGGGTGTGAAGCGCGAAGGCTACGGCATCGTTGGTCTCAACAACTTGCCGGGTATGCCAGCGAACTTCTTGAGCAAGGTGGGCAATTACATGACCACGGCTGCTCAAGGCAACAAGGTCATGGGCTTTGCATTCAAAGAGCCTGCTCCGCTTCAGCGTATCCGGGCGGCTATGATTGACCCTAGCAAGACCAGCGAGCTGCGCAACGACCAAGAGCGTCAAATGTTCTCTGCACTGCGGGACAACTTCCAAGGCCAACTGCGGCGTATGAAGGACGCTGGCATTCTGGTCGGGGATCTTGGTCCTGATTACTTCCCGCAAGTGTGGAACCCAGAAATCGTTCGACGCGACGAGAAGGGCTTCAAGAGCCTGATGTTTGCTTACGTCAAGCAGGAGCGTGCAAACGCTGGGACGACGATCAGCAATGACGACGCTCAGGCCTTTGCCGACAAAGTCTTCAACAACATCACGGGCAATGACACAGGTGTCGTTGACTTCGATAGCCCCTCCTCCTTGATCGACAGCACCGACTTCAGCCGTCTGCTGCGCTTCCATCAGGCAGCACCTGAGCTGCTTGAGAGCGCGCAGAAGTATCAGGAGCAGTCGCTCCTTGCGACCGTCGTCCGCTACTTCGACGAAACCGAACGTGTGATCCAGCAGGCCGACCACTTCGGCTTGAATGGCCATGGTATTGCTGATTACGCCAAGGCTGCTCAACTGGGCGAAGAAGGCATCATTGAGCTTCTGCAAACCGACAAGAACTTTGCGGCGAACAGGACAGTCATTGGTCCTGACGGCGTGCAAGCAGCAGAAGGCAAAGAGACAATTACGATCAGCATGCTGCCACCAAAAGCTGCGAATGACTTTGGGAAGGAGGCAGTCCGTGTTGGGCGCACGGACCCAGCAGCCGCAAGGCGCATCCTGATGGATGCCTATCGCGGAACCCGAGGTGAGCCACCCATCACCTACGAACGACGTGTCGATGCTATCGTTGATGCCCTCGCTGACTTCAAGGGTGTCCCCGCCCAAATTGACCCAGATGATCTCAACGCCATTGACGGCTTCGCGAAGTTGATGATGCGCCGCCCAGCGGATAACGCCAGTCAGGCAATGCGTGGCACCTCCCGCGCCTTCCGGGCTTTCCAAAACGTCACCTTGCTATCCTACGCAACCATCTCGTCCTTCTCAGACATCGCCATGCCGATCATTCGGAGCGGCGATTTTAAGGCTGCGTGGCAGGGGTGGTCGAAGTACCTTGGCGACAAAGAGTACCGTGACACCATCCGCCGGATTGGTGTGGCCATGGATGGCATCACCCACGAGCGGATGGCGCAGCTCATCGGGGATGGCAACAACATCTTGCAGAGCACCTTCTTCAAGTTGACGGGCCTTACTCCGTGGACGAACATGCAGCGCGCTGGCGCAGCCGCCATCGGCGAGCATGGCCTTCGTCACCATATGGAAGCCATCAAGAAGATGGGGATTGGTGCCAAAGACAGCCCAGCGTACCTGCGTCACAAGCGTGAGCTTAAAAAGTTCGGCATGACGTATGAGGCGGATCAGCCTATCCCAAAGCTGGGTGGTGGCACAGATGCGGACCACGCCTTTGAGCGTGCAGTCATTCGGTTCACCGACGCAACGATCTTTTCGCCGAAGCCGCACGACATGCCGCTGTTCGCCAGCAACCCTTGGGGAGCCATGGCGTATCAGCTTAAATCATTCAGCATCATGTATGGGCGGTTCGCCAAAGAGATGCTGGTCGATGAGACGGGCGAAGCATGGAAAGCAATCCGGGCTGGCGACTATGGGACTGCGGCGCAGTACATGAAGAAGCCCGCACTGCTTATGACCCTCGGCCCAGCGGTCGCTGCTGGCTCCATCGCTGGTAAGGATCTGGTGATGGCACGCGGCGGCGAAGAGGGCAAAAGCGTCGGTATCAATGAAACCACCCGCTTCAGCAACATTGTTGGCCCCGAGTGGTCCGATGAGCAGCTTGATGCCATTGCAGGCTGGTACACCACTGCGTTCATGCAGGCGGGTGGCCTTGGTCTCCTCGGCGACATCTTCCGCACGACGGTTGAACAAGCAGACAACGGAGCATATGGCCGCCAGCGGGTAGCAGAGGCGATCCTTGGCCCAACCTATGGCTTGGTGTTCGGCGATGGAATGAGTGTCTTTGCTGGTGTTGCCGATGCTGGCAGCGAGCTGATGGGCGGCGATGTAACGCCGGGTCGTCAGCGTCAAGCGATCCGAGAGGTCGTCGGACGGACGCCATTCCTCGGCGGCAACAGAGTCTTCAAGGAAGGTATCGTGGATGGCTTCAAGCCAACCGAAGGCAAGTCCAGCGGCGTAGGCGGCAGTGCCTACAAGCGGACAACTTACGGAACAACGGAGTTCTAAAATGGAGACAATGTTGATCCAGCAAATCGCAGCCGGAGGAGCCGCTGTTGCAGCGGCTGCCTTCGGGCTGTTCGTTTACCTGACGGGACGCCGAGACAGCAAAAAGGCGCAAGACAAACGCGCCAAAGAAAAACTGGAAGAGATCAAGCGCCATGCTCAAGACATTGACCGTAACGTGCGCACTATGTCTGACGCTGATATTGACAAACGGTTGCGGGACGGGGGCTGGTTCCGTCAGTGACGCCTGCGAGGTCTACGGGTACATCTATCCGGCAATGGGCGACACCTATGAGACGAAGCGTCAGGTCTTGGCCCACAACCTGCTACACCAGCAGCTCTGCGACTAGACGACTGGCTTGCCTTCGAGCTGCCTGATCCGCATTTCGCAGTAACGCGCCGCCTTTTTCCAGTCGGCTATCTCTGACTGCTTAGCCGACATTCCGTCGTAGGATTTCTGACCGGCACGACTGACGTACTTGATGACGGCTCCACGGGCGTACATGCCGTCTGGATCGTTGCCCATGATAAACGTAATCGGCTCGATTTCGTTCTTGGCGTAGTGGTTGGGGTGCTCGATGAGGTCTTCCTCAGTCAGCACTTGGCTCCCAAACTGAATAGTCATCGCAAACCTCTTGCGCGGTTTCTTGTTTGGCCGTGCAGTACCAGCGGCCATCGTCTTGCGCGAGTGAGAAAGCGCAGGTCGCACAGTCTTTGTCTGGCAACCTGCCCTCTCTGCACGCGCCCCGCTTAAAACAGAACTTACAACGCCAGTCGTCTGCGTTGTCGGTGACCCGTGGAGCGTGGCCACCCATGACCCGTTCAGCGCGTGCCATCAACGCATGAAACTCAATCAGGTCAAACTCGACCACTTCGCAGTGATACTCCGACGTGTCTTTGTTGTACCCGAGCAGCACGGCTTTTTCGAAACCGCCCAATCCCATGTAAGTCTGCATCTGAGCAACGTATTGGGGGTGGCTCTCGGCCACCCCCTTTTTCACGAACGCTCGCCATTTGGCAGCGTTCATGGACTTGATCTCAAGCAAGGCAAGTTCGCCATCGGCCACTTCAATTTGGCCATCGACGTTACCACGAATGTGGCCGCCGTATTTTTGGTACGCGAACTGCCAGTTTGTCTCAGGATCTCGGTCTAGGACCGTGATCTTCGACCGCTTGAGATCAGCGATGATGAGGTCTTCCAACTTGTGACCCAGCGTGAAAATGCGCTGCGTCTTTGGTGTTGGCTCATCATCGGGGAAGCCGCGAAGCGAGAAGGATAACGCGGCTTCACAGGGACCGCCGATGTTTGACCCACCAATGTAACGACGGGGTTTGTCCTTGGCACGGAGGCCGACGAAACCCTCGTCAATTGAGGTCAGGATGGTCTCGGCGATTTCTGTCATTAGAAAGGAATGGCGTCGTCGAAGTTGTTGCCAGAGGATGCAGCAGCAAGCGCGGGTGCAGTTGCCGGAGCTATGCTTTCGCTGACTTGTGCGTCTGCGGCGTAAACCCCAGTCACGTTCTTGTAGTTGCCCGTCGAACCATCATCGCGGACAAAGGCTTTGCCCGGTTCGATCTTGACCTTGACGCGCTTGCCCTTGAACCAGTTGATGTCGCTGGGGTTGTCAGGATCTTCGAAGTCGGTGGCCACCAAGTAGGCTTTGAGGCGCTGGCGGCTGATGCGCTGGCCCACCTCGCTCTCGCTAAAAACGCGAAGACGGTCAGTGAAGGTGGCTCCCCCACTGTTCAGCTCAAGTTCCACAACGGGACGTTCGCCCGGCTGGATTGGGCCGAACTTGGCTTCGGTGATTTCTACGACGTGGACGCCCACGCCAAGGGCGCTGTTTTCGCTGACGCCCGAAAGATCAAGATCGCTAAACGCTAGGCTCATTTCTTTTCTCCTGTCTGGATACGCTTGATGATGTCGACGATGTTCGAGGTCTCTTCGACCGGACGAGCAGCGCCGAATGGGTCACGGACCTTGCCGTGCCAGCCGTTCACTTCGTCGGTGTAGATAACCCGTTGGATGGCGGGTGGCCCGTCGCTCGACTTGACGGGGATTTTGGCTCCGCAGAATACGTTGTCGAAAATCGCTGGGATTTTCTTGCCCTGCTTGCTGCCCTGCACTTGGGGCCAGTAATGATTTACGCCGTTGTTGTCCGCCTCCTCTTTAGCGAGACAGGTGACAACGACGTGGTAGTCGTTCTGGTCGCGGATCATCCGCAACGTGCCTTCGATGGCCTTGCCGTAATCAGCCCAGACCTTGAAGCCATTGGCATCACCGTACAACTTGTCGAAATGCCGGAAGATGATGTCTGACAGTTCAGTCAAACTGTCGAGCATGATCCACTTGTAACCAGCCTTCTTGAACTCGGGGCTGCGCATCATCTTCAGCAGATCCTTGAACGCGACCCCGTCGCCTTCTGGCTGTTCCCATCCCGTAAACGGAATGTAGTCGATCTCGACGTCTTGCAGACTTTTAAGGCCTGCTTCGCCGGAAAAGATGACGCCTTTGCCATAAGCTTCGGCGAAGTACCGGGCGGTGTAAGTCTTCCCCCAGCCCATATGTGCGTAGAGCAGCGACTTGCTCGGGTCGTTGAGCGCGATGCTGCTTGTTGAACGAATTGGAAGTGACATTCTGCTTGCTTCTCCTTGCATGAGCTGTCAAAAAAGTGAACAATTTCTAAACCCGTTTAGCCCGTAACGCAAGAGGAAAGAATGCTCGACTTCGACAAGCTGGTGAAAAAGGTCGGCGGGATGCCGCAGCTTGCAGCGCTCGCAGGGCGCTCGCGCACCGCCGTTTATCACTGGAAGAAGTCACGAGACATGCGGATTGCAGACTTGGTTCGCGTCTGCGAGGCGAAAGGGTTGGACCCAAAAGAGTTTATTGTCAGCGATGAGGAGAAGTTGCGTGACAGATTGGAAGTGGATTGATCTTGCCCTTGAACTCCACGAAGAAGGCTTGCAGGTCGTCGCCTTAAAACGGGGCGACAAAATTCCGTGTCATCAATGGAGCCAATGGCAAACGATCAGGCAGACAGAGGACGACCTCTTTGATCTGCATGACTATTTCCAAAGCCCAGAACCACCCGAGTGGCTGAGCGAGGATGGCAAGGTGCATGTTGGCCGTCCGTGGCTGAGTGAAAATTACCGAGCGCGCCGACGTTGGCCAGAGCCTGTGCCCTTGGACATCGGCATCGTGACAGGACGGCTTAGCGGCATCGTAGTGGTGGACCTCGATACGCCCGAGGCTCACCTTATGGCGCAGCAGCATGGTCTAACAAACGCGGATCTGGCCGTTCAGACCACCAAAGGCTGGCACTATTGGTTTCGCCACCCCGGACACAGCGTGCAGAACACCGCCTCTCAGGGCATTGAGGGCATGGATCTGCGCGGGGATGGTGGCATCGCGAGGGTGCCACCAAGCAGTGGGTTGAAATGGTTACACCGTTCGCCCATCGATGAGCTGCCTCCGTTTCCGGGCCTCAGCATGATCAAGAAGACGGATGCACCGGCACACGGCCTGCGTGACCTTGACCTGTCTGATCTCCCTGCTCTGGGCCAAACGGCTGAGGAATGGCTGCATTCGATCCGCGACGGCAAGATGATCACAAAGGGCATCCGCAATAACACCATGCGCAATGTCGTGGGCATGCTGATCGCTGAGCGACGAGACAAGGCGTGGGTGTTGGGTGAAGCCCAGCGCTTAGGCGCACTGTACTGGGATCACGAAAAGTACGCTGGTAAGGAGACGGCCATAATCGTGGACAGCCTGTGGAGGCTGGACATGAAGAACCACCCCGACGAACACGGCAAGCCTGTTGCGGAAGAGGAGCTGCCGAAGCCTCTGATTGGCTACCTGTCGGACGCCACAGCCGAGCGCTTCATCGACAGCCTACCCCCGCGCAAAGAGGCCTTCGTGGAAACTATTCTCGAACCCGGCAAGGCGACCATGGTGGCTGGCTACTCGGGCAGCGGAAAGTCTGAGCTGCTCATGATGCTGCTCAAGGCTGCCTGTGATCCGACGAAGTTGGGAAAGTTCGTTGGTCCTTGGCAGATACAAGCCACTCCGACGGCCTTGGTGTTTGACCCAGAGAACAATCCGCACCTGATCTCGGATCGACTGAAGCGCTTCAGCCTGATTGGCAACAGCGGCGACAACTTGCGCGTCATTCCGGGCAGTGTGCCGGGGCCAGACGGCATGATTGATACGGCTCTCAATCTGACCACAGACAACGGCACCCGGCAGCTCACACGGCTGATCCAGCGGCACAACCCGGACATCGTCGTGTTCGACACAGTCCGCAGCCACTATCCCGGCCTCAAAGAGAACGAGGCCAGCGAATGGACCAAGTACAATGTGCTGACCCAAAAGCTCTGTCGCGCTGGGCTGTGCGTGGTGTGGCTCCACCACAGCAACAAACCCGGTGCGGATGGCCACGCCACTGAGGCTGGCAGCAGCCACGCGCTCACGAACATCAGCACGCAGATCTTTGTGAAGCCCGTCTACGAAGATGAGGCCATGGCCCAGCGCAAGCACGCGATCTGGAACAGTGATGAAAAGTACCGGCAGGTCGTAAGGCAGATTGACTGCACGCCCTTCCAAGCTGTGTCCCTCACCCGCCAGATCTCTGACCCGCTCGACCGCGTGACGCAGATCAGTTACGGCAAAGTGCGGGAAGCCAACCCCATCACGGAGCGAAGCTACTATCTCGGTCAGGTGATTGGCACAGGCGACTGGAGACCAACGCTGCACAGCACGATGTCGGTCAAGGAGGCGGCCATAAGCATGCGCACGCACCCAAGCATCACGGCCTTGGCAGATCCACTGGCAGCCATCAGTCGGTCTTTGAGGGTGCCTGTTCCTTTGTTGGTTGATTGGGGTCTACGCGACGGGGGCCAAGATACACGACCTGAGCTGGCCCAAGCTGCTCACGAATAAGGTCTACCCACGCAGCCAGTTGCGGCTCCGCCGCACGGTTGCGCTCGCGCTTTTGCGCCTCGGAGATTGTCTCAAATTTTAAATGGAAATTTTGATGCACGATCCAGCAAAGACCCAAGAGGCACGTAGTTAGGAAGCAAAGAGGTAAAGCAACTGTCTTTGCGGACCCCAAGGGGAGCAAAGACGACGTACAGCAGACTGGAAGAAGTAAACATAGCGAAGCGTATGTTTACGTAACGTCAGACAACTACTAACGACCCACCTGTTATATATAGGGACATGGTGGGAAAACGTTGTCAATAGTTTACAGTCTTTTACCCCTTGTTCGTCGTCAGGTGTGTGGGACAGGACACGAAAATACATGCGCCAGGTTGTTAGACTGGCACATCAAACTTCCTCAAAGGACACGTCGCTAGACCAGCCAAGAACGTCGAGCCGTTTGCCCCACTAACGCTCCCCCGGAGCGTTCGCTCCGCCCCCGTTGCTTCTACTGTCACGCAAACGCTCCCCCGGAGCGTATTGCTTCATCTGTCTGCGTGCGCGGCGCTCCCCAGCCCTTTGGGGGGCTGGTCCGCAACGAATGTCCACAGATAATTTGCTTGCTATGTCAAAAAAGTTTACACATAGTTAGCAACAACGAATGAGGCAGCATGGCCAAGCGCATCCTGTCCGCCCCAGAAAAGGAATGGCTCCGTGAGCATGTCGCAGACCCACTATCCGAGCAGGCTGCATTCCTTGGCTGCTGCACAGACACGGTCAAGCGTCTGCACGTCCAACTGGGCCTTCGCCAGTACCCCGGCGCAAAGTTTCAACCCAAGCGCTCTGCTCTCTGGCAGCGACCCTGTATGCGATGCGGCGACACCAAGCGCCGCCCACGCAACTGGTTCTTCTGCCGCAAATGCAGGAAGGAGCTGAGCATTGGCAATTAACGGGCGCGGCGCAAAGGCCAAGGGCGACCAGTACGAGCGCGATCTGGCTGCTTACTTCAACGAACACGTTGGCCTCAGCTCTCATCGCACGCCTCTCTCGGGCGGCGGCAGAGGCGAGGCCCTGCCCGACCTCACAGGCACCCCCGGCATTGCCGTAGAGGCCAAGCGCACCGAGAAGTTTTCGCCGACCGAGTTCATGAAGCAAGCCGTCAAGAACGCTGGCCTCGACATGCCCGTCGTGATCAACCGCCGCTCGCTTCAGTCCATGGAGAACAGTCACGTTCTCATGCGGCTTCAAGATTTCGTGGCCCTCTACAAGGGGTGGCTGCTCCACAAGGGATTTGTCAAGGAGAAGGCAGATGATGATAGATGACCGCGTGCTGCAAGAGCTACGCGAAGCCATCGAGGACGCCCAGTCGCCCCTCGCAGTCGTGGCTTTCGTGATCAGCGAGACGGCGGACGAGGAGGAGCAACAGGTCAAGATCATTGCGGCCATACCTAAGAACAGCGCCGCAGAAGTGAAAACACTCGTAGACGAGGCCATGGAGGAGCTGGTCTCACAGACCCAGACCGAACCGTACAAGGACGCTGGTCTTCCGGTTGCCGATAAGATGGCTCTCTCCATCTGCGGCGAGTTCTTCGACGATCTACCGGAGCGCGCCCGTGCGCTGTGGGAGTTCAACGAAGAGGCTTTGCATCTCTTCGACAGTCTCGTCACGGCAGATCTAGCACGCTCCGACATCTCAGACTGGTACTGGCAGTTCCGTGCGTTTTTAGACGACAAGCCCTACGACATCACCCCCGAGCTGCGCCAGTTCATCAAGGACGGCCCGACAGCCGACGGCCAAGAGCTGGCCAGCATGGTTATCACGGCAATGGTCCACTTACAGCCTATCGATCCCAACGATCTGCCTAGCAGCATCGACCATGACATCAGCGACGAGGCCACTCAGTCATGCATCAGTTTTTTAGACGACGTCGTGACGAGGATCGCCACGCATTGATCCGCCCACTGACCATAGCTCTGACGCTGTCGATGGCTTTCGCGTGTGCAGTGTTCTTCAGCCAGCACGCACGCGGTCAGGCGCTACTGACGCCGCGTGATCAAATGTTCGATGCCTTGTCTGGCGCAAGAGACGAGCCGGGTCACGCGGTATGGTTCTACATCTCTGGCCTCATTGGCGGTGCAAACGCTGCCTCGGTCATGCACACAGGCGCACCAATCATCTGTGACACCCACGAGTTCGAGGACATCAAGGCGACCGAAGAGACCATCATGCGGTGGCTCCTTGCCCACGACCAGATCTCGAACCCCGACATCTTCCTAGAACTTGCAGCCCCGCTGGCTTTCGCCGAGCGGTATCCCTGCCTGCCACAAGTGTAGTTGAGCGCCTCCACCTGCGCTCCTACACGCCCCCAGCCAGCATTCTCCTCCCTGCTGGCTGGGGGCACCATGTACCCGGACGACGACACGGTCCCCACTTGCTAGGCTGCGCCTCAGTTTCCACAGAGGCCCAGCACCATGGTTGATACGCCCGTTCCACCAATTCCAGCCGCTCGTTTCAGTGCAATCTTCACAGATCCTGAGAAGGGGCGAATGTTCCAGCCCATGCTGTCCGAACATCGCTCGCAATACGATGGGCCAGACGTCACCTACGCTGGCAACCGAGACTATCCGCCAGCCTCGATACGCTTCTACAACCCCGGTGCCGTTGGCCGTCGTTCAGACGGCGCAGACAAGCTGTTCAACAGCATCAGCACGTCGGATCTGCCCGGCTCCGATGGCAATCCTCTGCCCACGCCAGCATTCGAGACGCCCGCCGACGGTGTGGCTTATTACGGCTACTTCATCCAAGCTCGCGTAGGTGAGAACCCAACGGTCAACAAGATCATCGACAAGTACCAGACCGGCCACCCGGAACGTTATCGCCAGCACATTCTGAGCCGCGCCAATGTCCCATCGGACAAGCCACTC